AATGAGTATCAGCTTCAGAATATGGAGATGTTAGCTAAGAAAGTATTTGAACCATTAAGAGAAGCTGTTGATGCTCCTATTAAAATAAACTCATTTTTTAGATGTGAAGAACTTAATAAAGCTATTGGAGGCAGCAGTAAAAGCCAACATTGTCAAGGACGTGCTATTGATATTGACGATATTTACGGTCACGTTAGTAATGCTTTTATGTATTATTATATTAAAGATAATCTCGACTTTGACCAACTTATTTGGGAGTTTGGTACAAATGATAGTCCTGATTGGGTTCACGTTAGTTATGTAGATGAGGACTCCAACAGAAAAAGATGTTTAAAGGCATACAGAGAAGACGGTAAAACTAAATATAAAGATATAACAAATGAGTAAAATACTAAGCAAATTATTTGGAGCTGCAGGAACTAATATAGCAGATAAGATTTCTGGCATTATAGACAAACATACTTTTAGTAAAGTAGAAAAAGCTCAGTTCGAAAAAGAGATGGAGCAAATTTGGATTGATGCAGAGGCTGACATCCAAAAGAATGTAACAGATAGATGGAAGACTGATATGGCTTCTGATAGTTGGCTTAGTAAGAATGTTAGACCTTTAGTTCTTATCTTTTTAGTTGTATCTACAGTTCTTATGGTGTTTATAGATGCAGGTGTAATATCATTTGAAGTTAAAGCAAATTGGATAGATTTATTACAGTTAGTATTAATTACAGTAATTGGTGCTTACTTTGGTGGAAGAAGTGCTGAAAAGTTTAAAAAGTAATGGCTAAAGCGATTGTAAGCACATATAAGAGCAAAACAAGAAAGCGTAAGGGTATACACGCAAAAAGCAAAATGAGTGCCTTAAAAAGCTCTAAAAACTATCACAAGAAATACAAAGGTCAGGGTCGCTAAATTCAATAGGTTAATAAATAAATTCAATACCCTATGAATTTAATAGGTATTTTTATATCTTTGTGAATTCAATAGGGTGCGAATATCTGTTGATTTCTTTGTTTTCAATGAAAAGGGGTAACTAGATGTTGCCTCTTTTTTTTGTCTTTTGTCTTGCACATGACATATTTTATGTTTAGGTTTGTTGTATGGAAAACTTAACAAAGAAGTTGGTGCGTATTCAAGGGAGTTTGAAAGCACCTAAAAATCAAAGGAACAATTTTGGTAATTACAATTACAGAAGTTGTGAAGACATTTTAGAGGCAGTTAAACCTTTACTTGCAAAAGAAGGGTTGTTGCTTACAATATCTGATTCTATTGCTCCAGAACCATTATTTGTCAATGCCGTTGCTGAAATTACAGACGGAAAAGACAAATTATCCGTAAGAGCACAGGCAGGAATTAACCTAAATAGAAAAGGTATGGATGTAGCTCAATGTTATGGAGCTTCAAGTAGTTATGCTAGAAAGTACGCTTTAAACGGCTTATTTTTAATTGATGATACCAAAGATGCAGATGCTACTAATAATCACTCTAAGGCATCTCAAAATGCGTCTACAAGCGTGTTAGAGCCAAATAAAGATTGGCTAGAAGACAAGGGTGATAAGTTTAATAAAGCTAAACAGGCTATTAAAGAGAAGGGTTTTACTATCACCGATATTAGAAAAAAATATAAAGTAAGTAAGAAAGTAGAAAAATTATTATTAACCTAAATTAAATTAAAATTATGAATGAAAAAAAGTATGTAGGTAGTGGAAAAAAAGTTGGAAACTACGACTTGGTAAACTTTACAATTAGTGAAGAAAAAACAAGAGACGCTTGGATTGAGTACAATGGTAAGCGTTATTTAAAACTAACTATTGGTAACAAAAAAGAAGTTGACCAATATGGTAAAACACACTCAGTGTGGATTGATGAGTACGTTCCAGAGAACAAAACGGTAGAAGCTCCTTCAGCACCATTACCAACACCAGATTTACCATTTTAATTAACATTCCCCCATTGCTTAATTGTTTTGGGGGATTATTATCTCACATTATGACACAAAGAAAAAACACAAAATACGTTAACATTAATTTAGCATTTATGAACACAAACTTATCAATATCAGAAGCTACGGTATTATCTTATATAGATTCATTGTCAATACAAAGAGGTTATTGTTATGCCTCAAACGAAAGTATTTGTATGGCATTAAACTTAAACGATAGAACTTTATATAGAATACTTAAAAGCTTAGAAAACAAGAAATACATAAACAGGATAACAAAAAGCTTAGGAAATGACGGCAAAGAGCGTAAGATTTACGTTAGTCCAGATGCCAAGAATGTCAGTTGTATGTAATACATAGTGTAATATATAAATAAATATTACATAGTGTAATATATTACATAGTGTAATATAAAATATACACAAAAAAAATTACTATGCAAGAAAACTTTAGAAAAATTGGAATCGTACCTAAAGGCAAATACTCTCAACAGAAGGTAAAATGCCCAAAATGTAGTCATACTAGGAAAAATAAAAGTGATACATCACTGTCTATTAACCTAGATGATGGCTTATATCACTGCCACCATTGTGGTTGGAACGGTTCTGTAAACCCTAACAACAATATGATAGAACAAAAAATATATACTAAACCCACTACAAACAACCTAAAGAAAATAAATTCAAGTGCCATTAAGTTTCTTAATAGTAGAGGTATAACAAATGAGGTTATTGAAAACAATAAGATTACTACCACTAAAGATGGCAAAAGCGTTGTATTTCCCTATCTTAAAAACAATGAGCTTATTAATTACAAAACTAGAGGCATAGATAATAAAACGTTTACACAATCAAGAAATGGTCAACCTATAATATTTAACTATGACAGGGTAGTAAATCAAGACTTTGTTATATTATGTGAAGGTGAATTTGATTCATTAAGTTGGGAGGTAGCAGGTTTTACTTGGCATACGTCTGTAAATATGGGAGCTCCTAATGCCAGAGACAAAAACTTAGATAAGAAATTAGAATGTATAACAAATTCTTATGAAGTGTTTGACAATGCAAAGGTGGTTTATTTGTGTACTGACAATGATGAAAACGGCAGGTATTTAGAGGAGGAACTCATAAGAAGGATTGGTGCTGAAAAAATAAGATTAATAGACACAAACCCATATAAAGATGCTAATGAAGTTTTACTTAATGAAGGTATAAAATCTTTACAACATAGATTTAAACACGCTAGAGTGCCAAAAGTAGAGGGTATATTTAGTGTTGAGGATATTTATGATAGTATGTTAGATGGTTATAAGAACGGACAAGAAAGAGGTTCTACTACTCACATAGATTGCATAGATAGGGCATGGACTTGGAGGAATGGAGAAGTAAACATTTGGACTGGTTATCAAAACGAAGGAAAAAGTATGTTTTTAAATCAATTATCAGTTTTAAAGGCGTTTCACGATGGGTGGAAGTTTGCAGTATTTAGTCCAGAGAATATGCCAATAAATGATTTTTTCCATGACTTAATAGAATGTTACATAGGCAAAAGTTCAGACCCTTTTTATGAGAATAATTATATGAGTGAAGCTGACTTTAAAAAAGGTATGGAGTTTATGAAAAAGCATTTTTTTATTATATATCCAAAAAAAAGTTATAAATTAGAAGACATATTTGAAAGAGCTAAGTTTTTAGTTAAGACAAAAGGAATACGTTCATTGATTATTGACCCATACAATACTGTACAACACAGGATGCAAAGAGGTGAAAGAGAAGATTTATACATAAGTAGATTTATGAGTGAGCTAAAAAGGTTTGCCGTAGAGAATAAAATATCAGTTCATTTAGTTGCACACCAAGTTACACCACAAAAAGATGACAATGGAAGGTATAGAAAACCAGATGTCAATTCAATAAAAGGTGGTGGTACTTTTGCAGATAAAAGTGATAATGTACTTTTTGTATGGAGACCAAATAGAGCTTTAGATTTTAGTAATACACAAGTTACATTTGGCAGTCAGAAAATAAAGAAACAAAAATTGGTAGGTTATCCTCAAGATATAGAAGGTATAACATATCATAGGAAATCAAACAGATATTATTTTAACAATCAAACGCCCTTTGATGAAGTTGATAATATCAGATGCGAAAACGAGCTAGAGTAGATGCTAACCAAAAAAAGATTGTCTCTCAAATCAGAGAGGCAGGATGCTCTGTCCTCCACACTCATCAATTAGGCAAAGGTGCTCCAGATATAATAGTTGGTTATGCAGGTAATAATTATCTTATAGAAATCAAAGATGGTGACAAACCATTAGCACAACAAAAGCTTACACCAGACGAAATAAAGTTTCAAGCAGAATGGCAAGGTAACTATTATGTTGTGAACTCATTTAATAAACTTAGAGACATAATATTCAAAGATGAACTCTAAGATACTTGACATATTAGCTAAAAGGCATAATGAATGGCTTAATATGGCAAAGAGCTTTAAATTGGATACCAATGATGCCAATGAGTTAGTTCAAGATATGTATATTAGAATGTATGATTATACAAAAGACGTCAAAAGAATTATGTATAATGAAACTGAAATTAACACATTTTATATATACATTACCTTAAGAAACTTATATTATAGCAAGTTTACAAACTATAACAAGAATAAAAAAATAGTGTTATTTTCAGATATAGACACTGAAAAATTTAATCATATTATAAATCAAATTGCTTTTGATGTTGAAGAATATAATGATAATTACAAAAAAAAAGTTAACTTAGAGGCATTGTACAATAAGATTGATAGCGTAATTGAAGAGTGGTATTGGTACGATAAGAAGCTTACTAAGTTATATTTAAACACTAATATGAGTATGCGAGATATTAGTAAAGAAACTAAGATAAGTTTAAGTTCAATATTTAATACATTAACAAATGCCAAAGAAAAAATTAGAAAAGAAAGCAAAGAAGAGTACAAAAAGTACAAAAGCTAAAGGATTAGGAGATACAGTCGAAAAGGTACTTGAAAAAACAGGAATAGCCAAAGTAGCTAAATGGGTACTTGGTGAAGATTGTGGATGCGATAAACGTAAAGAAAAATTAAATTATTTATTTCCTTACTATAAACCAGAATGTTTAACAGAAGAGGAATATGAATATTTAGACAAGTATTTTACAGAGGCAAAGTCTACTGTACATCCACAAACTCAACAAAAATTGCTTAAAATATACAACAGAATATTTCATCAAAAAATGAGTTTAACTAGTTGTTCGTCTTGTTTTAAGAATAATCTACATAAAAAATTAGAGCGAGTTTATAAAGAATACAACAATGAGTGAAGACAAAGGACTGATTAGAAATCGAAAACGAGTAAAACAAGTCATTGATTTTACAGGTGTACAAAACGGTAAGTTACACCCTTCTGATATTGATGCTGTTTTAGAGTTCGATAATGAAGTTCTTATTCTTATAGAAGTTAAATATAAATACAACAAGATACCAACAGGTCAAAGATTACTACTTGAAAGGATTTGTGATTCTTGGCACACTAAAAAATCAGCAGTATTGAAAGTAGAGCATGATTTTGATAATGATGATGTAAATATTCCATTAGAAAAATGTAAAGTATCTGGTATATATTACGATAAGCGTTGGACTTACTACAAAGAACCAAAAGAGTTTAAGAAATATATAAATCAGATGGGTGAAAAATGGGATTGCAAAAAGTGTAAATTCTAAGGTACACAATAGGATATAATTGTTATTTATATATGCCACTACTTAAACCAAAAAAATACGAACAAAAAGCTAGTTTTATGGCAAGGTTCATGAACAATGCTAAAATGATTCTTGAATACCCAGATACCAAACAACGTTATGCAGTAGGTATGGATATTTGGAAAAAGAATTTTATGTAATACTTGTTTATATCAGTTCTTTTATTAACTTTGTAAGTGAATAACAAAGAAATATGAGAACAATACTTTACACATTAATTTTATTTACACTATTTAGTTGCAGTGATAATTGTGATTTAAGCACATATCCTTCAGCACCTTTTTATGATGAACCGTATCATGCAGAATATGGAGATAATTCTGTTAGGTATATTTATTTATGCAGAGATGGTTATAACAATGAGGTTTACAACTATTATATAGAGGGTGGATGTTGGGAGTATTACGTTTCATATCAGTATAACTCAAATTGTAATTAATATGAAAGAACCAATTATCACACTAGACAATGAGATGCATGATAGACATGAGCTCACACAAAAAGCAATTCAAGATAGCTTTTATTATGGCTACTTGGCAAAAGCTTGTTTATCAAGTAGTGCCATAAGTCAATTACTTAAATCCCCATTAGAATACCTAAATCAAATAAACCTACCTACTGAATCAGATGCACTTGCACAAGGTTATTTATTTCACGCCAGTATATTAGAAGAGGATAAATTTAATGAGTGTCTATTCTTAGACGTTAAGACAAAGGCAAGTAAAGAATATAAATTAGCTAAAGAAGAGAGATGGGATGTCTTTACCGTAAAAGACAGAGACAAGGCATTAAGATTAAGAGATAGATTTTATAATTGCAAACCTGCAAGTGAACTTATAGAGAACAGTAAGTTTGAAGTGCCTATGGTTAATAATTTAATGGGATACCCTTTTAGAGCTAAGGCAGATGTTTTAGGAGAACATCTTATTGATTTAAAGACAACTCAAATTCTATCGGCGTTTAAATACAGTGCCAATAAATATAATTATGATAGCCAGATGTACATCTACTGTCAGCTCTTCCAGAAAGACTATAAGGATTTTAAATATATCGTAATAGATAAATCACCAACAAATGAAATTGGTATTTTTAATGTCAGTAAAAATTTCTATTTTAGTGGTGAGCAAAAAGTTGAATATGCTATCAAGGTGTATGAAAACTATATTAAGAATGAATTTGATTTAGAAAACTACTTAGTAGAAGACACTTTATAAATGGACAATGAATATTTAGATTACTTAGATTGTTATGAAGACACTCTATTATGTCTAAAAAAAAGAGTAATAACAGAAAACGAAATACCTATATTAATCGAGCAATATGAATTTGAAGAGCACTATGAATGTTGTGGTGCAATACTACACGCTTTAGAGGATTACAAAGCTCAACAAAATTATTTACCATGATTACACCAAAACACATAATTGAAAAGGTAATTGAATTATCAAGACTAAACATATTTAACAAGACTAGAAAAAGACAATATGTAGAAGTCAGGTCTTTATTAAATCATATATTATACAATCACAAAAGAATGACTTTATTTAGTATTGTTAATATATACAAGAAATACGGATGGGAAGTTAATCACGCTACAATTCTATATTCACTTAGAACTTATGAAGTTCATAAAAACTACAATAAAGATTTAATAGTGTGGGAACAAAAGATTATTGATAAAATAAATCAAATGGATAATTACTCTAAAAGAGAATATATAAAGAGTAAGGTAAATTATCTTAACAATAAAGATGTTGATGAATTAACTATGGTTATTAGTAATATGGTCGATAAAAAACTAGAGTATGCAGAATAAGTACAGAAAGCTTTTAAAGAAGGAGTCGCCTAAATTATATAAGAATTACGAGCAGATTGTTGAAGAGCAGTTTGAACTGTTTGCAAAGAAGCAATTAGATTATGGCATTAGTAATATAAGTACTGGTGCAAACCTAGAAACTAAGGAAGGTAAAGACTTTGCTTTACATGGTTTATGGTTTAGAATGAATGATAAAATAAGTCGTTGGAAAAACCTAATCATTAAGAATCGTAAAGGCAATAATGAAACTTTGTTAGATACATATCAGGACTTAGGCAATTACTCTATTATATGCCAACTAATTAATAAAGGTTTATGGAAGGAGTAGACAACGAAAACAAAAAGAAAAAAGACGGAAGAGCAAACAACGGTGCTTTAAAAGGTGTTTACAGAGGTCAAGGAAGACCACCAAAGGCAAGAGAAAAGAAGCTAGGTAACTATGCCTTGGGTGCAATGAAAAAAGTATTTGGTAGTGAAGAGAAAGCTTGGCTTGAACTTGCTAAACAGGCAAAAGATAGTTTCCCTCACATGAGATTACTTTGGGAATACAAGTATGGTAAACCAAAAGAATTAAAAGAGTTAAATGTTAAAACAGAAGTAAACATTCCTGTAATTAATTTTGCTGATAAAGAAAAAACTATTGACATTGAATCAGAAGATATAAAAGATGAAGAAACTAAATCTTAATCCTAAATATCAAGCTCTATTTAATTCAGATAGTAGATACTATGTGATTACAGGAGGAAGAGGAAGTGGAAAATCATTTGCTACAAACACATTCTTAGTTTTACTTACATACGAAAAAGGACATAGAATATTATTTACTCGTTATACAATGACTTCAGCAGGTATGTCTATTATACCTGAGTTTATTGAGAAGCTAGAATTAATGGGCATACTTGACCAATTCACTGTAACTAAAACAGAAATCATAAACAATTTAACAGGGAGTTCAATATACTTTAGTGGTATTAGAACGTCAAGTGGAGACCAAACGGCAAAGCTTAAATCTATACAGGGTGTTAGTTCATTTGTTTTAGATGAGGCAGAAGAGCTTACAGATGAAGAGAGTTTTGATAAGATTGATTTTAGTATTAGAGCAAAGAATGTAAAGAACAGATGTATATTAATTCTAAACCCTACAACAAAAGAGAATTGGATATATCAAAGGTTTTTTCAGAATAGAGGAATACCAGACGGATTCAATGGCACAAAAGAAAACATTACTTACATTCATACAACTTACTTAGATAACTTAGAACATTTATCTGAATCGTTTGTAAGACAGATTAATGATATGAAAGTAAGAAGACCACTTAAGTATAAGCATCAGATAATGGGTGGTTGGCTACAAAGAGCAGAAGGAGTTATATTTACTCATTGGAATATAGATAAATTCAATACGGAAATAGATTCAATATTCGGTTTGGACTTTGGATTCTCTGTTGACCCCTCAGCTTTAATAGAAGGTGCTATTGACAAAACTAGAAAAATTATTTGGTTTAAAGAACATTTATATAAAAAAGGTTTGACTACCTCACAAATTTATGATACTTGTATTAGAAAGGCAGGTAAGAATTTAATTGTGGCTGATAATAGTGAACCCCGTTTAATTAGCGAATTAAAAACAAAAGGATTAAACATTGTGCCTACAATAAAAAAGAAAGGTAGCATCTTGTCAGGAATTGCATTGATGCAAGATTATCAAATTGTAATTGATAGCAATTCAATAAATCTAATTCGTGAATTTAATAACTATTCTTGGAAGCTTACAGGTTCTATTCCTCAGGATAATTTTAATCATGGAATAGACTCCTGTCGTTATCTGGTTCAGTACCTACTTACTAGGTCTGTACCTCATGGCAATTACTTTATTAGATAATTTTTTTTATATTTATTTGGTCAGTTGGAAATAATTAACTAAGTTTGTGTATAACTAATAAAGAAAACAATGAAAGAAAACAAAAAGATTATCTCAAAACATTTTAAGATTAACAAAGATTGGATACAAAAGAGTAACCAAAATCGTATGTTAGAACTATTAAGTAAACAATTTAAAAATAAATAATTATGAGTTGGATAGAAAACGAAACCTTTGACCATTACAGAAAAAGAGTAAATCAAATAGAAAAATCAATTAATCTATTAAGAAGTCACGGCTACACTGTTGTAGATTTAGAAGGCAAAATAATAGAAGAAAAAGTAGAACAATAATGGAGGACATCATTGAAGAGTTAGAAGCTGAAATAAAAAGTTTACAATACGACATTGAATGGCAAAACCATTATATGAAATACTTAGAAGACAAGAATTGTGAATTAGATAACGAAGCTACTGTTTACGCTAATTATATGATGAACTCAACAAAAACTTACGAAATATGACACTCAAAGAAAAAATCAAAGATTTAGAAAAGCAATTAGAAGTTGCTAAAAGACACACCTATGTTTATGACACAATTCAAATACATTGTAACGACGGAGAACTCTATATTTATTATGGAGACGATAAATGCGTTGTGTTTGACGTTAACGATATGTTTGATGACTTACCCTTCATTATAAGTCAAGTCGTCAAAGAACAAGCTAAAATGCAGGAATGGAAGCTTGATAGCATTAAAGAATCATTAAAAGAAATCAAATGAGAAAGTGTAACAAATGTTCAGCAATAATAGAACAGAAAGCGAGGCAGTTATTTTGTTATAATTGCAAAGGTTATAAGATGCCTTATGAAACTTATAAATTTTATTCACTAGCAAACCAATTTGAAAACAAATAATATGAAAGTAAACAGAGTATACAAAACAGTACGCCCAATGAAAAAGTTTGGCAATCTAATAAAGGATTTATTTATGCCTAAGCAATCTAATCATTTCTGGATAAGAGTAAAAGAAATTGCAGAAACGAAAGAGGAAAAAGAAGAGCAAATTTATGCCATAATAGAATTATTAAATAATAGAATAGATATAAAAATATAAATTATGACACACACAGAAGACATTAAAAAATTAAGAAAATCATTGTTAAATAATGAAGATTTTGAATGTTGGTTAATAAATGTTTTAGATAGCGAAGATTTAACAGACACAGAAAAAATAAAGTTAATAAGAACAGAAATTTAATACCATGACACATTTAGAAGATTTAAACAGAATAGAGATTAACCATTTAAGAGATTTACTTAGAAACGTAAAGCAAGAGAATGAAAATTTAAAAGATATGAATCGAACACTAGAGGCAAAGAATCAACTATACTTGCAAAAATTAGAATCAGAATATAGAAAAAGTAAAGTATGAAAGACATACATATTACAGATGATTTAAAGTTAATTATTAATCGTGAAAAAATAGATTTTAAATCAGAAAAAGGATTAAAATATAAAGAAAATATAGAAAATTTTAGAAAAATAGTAAAAGAAAGTTTTGGTTGTTCTGATGACGTTTATTACTATTTACACACTGAAGATGTTTTATCTAAAGAGGATTTTTTAAGAGATTTTTTTGTTGATGTGTTTAAATACCAAACAAATTATTCAGGAATTTATAGTATAAAAGATAGTGATATTGATTTAGACATTTATTGTTCAAAAAAAACATATAAAGAAAAAATACAATATGTTAGATATTTTTACAAAGAATTGCTTGATTTATATTATTATTGCGATGAAGTTATTGAAGAAGTTTCAGAAGCTTACATGAATAAACAATTTAATTTATATACAGAAAAATGGATAAATGAAATGTTAAAAGATGAATATATATTGTATTTAAAAAACTTAAACAGAGAGTTAACACAATCAGCACACGAAAAAAATAGAAAAAACAAAGAAACTATTGTACAAAGAACTTATATTTTAAAAGACAAGAACACAGGATTTTACAAAATTGGCAAATCAATAAATCCAAAAGAGAGAGAGAGAACATTGCAATCTGAGAAGCCAACTATAAAAATGGTAAAAGAGTTTAAAACAGATATTGAATCTAAACTACATAAAAAATATAGTGAACATAGGGTACGAGGAGAATGGTTTGACTTAAACAATGTTCAATTAAAATATATATGTACTAATTATAATTAAAAAATATGCAACACAAATTCGTAAGAGAGTTGGTAGAGTTTAAATTTAAAGCTATAAGAACTGCCACAAAAAAAGCAAAGTTATTTATCGAGTATGATAATTCAATGGTATGGATACCAAATTATATGATATTTAGATTTAGTTGGGATAAAGAAAAAAAGGAAGTCAGAGTGTTATGCCCTAAAAGACATTTGGTAAGCATAATTAATCAGCCCAGAGAAAAGCGTAAATATAGAGAGTATAAAAAATGAGAGTTCTAACGTTTGAAATAAAAGAAGTGGGACAAGAGCCATACCAAAAGCAATTCAATACGGATAGGTCAATTCAATGGACTATTGAGCAATACTCAAGACATAGAGCAATTCAATATATGAATTTAATAGAATAAATTTAATACCTATGAATTCAATATAAATTCAATACATAAATTTAATAGTTGTTTGTTTGTTTGCCCTCCTGCATTTTGTAGGGGGGTTTTTTGTTGGCTAACTTGCAAAGCTAAAAACAATAAAAGCATAAAAGCAAATTAATATTCTTATTTAGAATTAATATAAATTAATAGTTATTAACGTTCTTTGTGAATTATTTTATATATTAGCATAAAAATTAATATTATTAAAACAATAAAAACAATAT